ACCTACAACGCGACTATTGAACGGGGCAGCACCTTCCAGGTTACCGTCACGTACAAGGACGCCTCTGGAACTGCTGTCAACTTGACCGGGTGGACGTTCCGCATGCAGGTCCGAGAGAACACATCCTCTGCGGTTCTACTGACGTCAGAGGGTGGCAGCCCAACGATTGCCATTGATGAGACGAACAAGGCAACCGGGGTACTGATCTTCAGCATCACACCCACCAACACCACGGCGATCTCGCCAACAACATTGACCACAGCTTACTACGACATTGAGATTCAAAAGACTTCTACAGGAGAGGTGCGCCGCATCCTCCAGGGGAAGCTTAATATTAGCCCGGAGATTACCCACGCGTGAGCGACCAGGTGGAAGTCCAGCAGACGACGAACGAGGTTACGGCCTCTGAGGTCGTCCATACCGTTGAGGTACTGGATGCCGCCACCATTGTCGGACCAGCTGGGGCTACCGGAGCAACTGGGGCCACAGGCCCGACTGGAGGAACTGGTGCTACTGGACCAACTGGAGCAACGGGCGCAACTGGGCCTACGGGCCCTAAGGGTGACACTGGAGATACTGGCCCTGCGGGTCCGACTGGCGCTACTGGACCTACTGGCCCGACTGGGGCTCAGGGCATTCAGGGCATCCAAGGGATTCAAGGCGCTACCGGCCTTACCGGAGATACTGGCCTTACTGGTGCTACGGGCCCAGCGGGGGCAACTGGATCTACTGGTCCAACGGGGCCGACTGGCCTCACTGGTCTTACTGGAGCCACTGGTCCTACGGGTCCGACTGGTCCGACTGGCCTTACTGGCCCTACTGGCCCACAGGGTGCGACAGGACTAACGGGACCTACTGGCGCTACGGGCGCAGATAGCACAGTAGCTGGCCCGACCGGGCCAGCAGGTCCGACTGGACCTACGGGACCTACTGGGGCAACTGGTCCGCAGGGTATTCAGGGAGCAACTGGTGCTACTGGTGCGACGGGCGCAACTGGTGGATCAGCCTCACACTACCACTACAAGGCTAAAACTAGCACCACCTCTGGTGATCCAGCCGCTACACATCTTGCATGGAACAACTCAACCCAGATTAGCTCGACCGCACTTCAGATTAGCCACGATGATGCGGACAATCAGGACGATGAGGTATTCCTAGACCTAGTAAATCTTGGGGATTTCCTCATTATCCAAGACCAGAGCAATGCAGCAAACTACCAGAAATGGGAAGTTACTTCAACCCCAACATATAATTCAACCTGGAACAGCTATCCAGTAACAATTGTTGATAGCGCTGGAACAGGTACAACCAACTTTGCAAATAACCATAGCGTTCTGCTTATTATTGTTTCAGTCGGAGCAGTGGGGCCTACTGGTCCGACAGGAGCGACTGGGGCAACAGGGGCAACTGGGCCAACCGGGGCTACTGGGCCACAAGGCCCGGCTGGGCCGCAGGGCGCAACCGGAGCGACAGGTGCGGACAGCACCGTACCCGGACCAACAGGCCCTACTGGACCCACGGGGCCTACTGGACCGACTGGCCCAGCGGGAACCAACGGCACGAATGGTGCGACAGGCGCAACGGGAGCCACTGGTGCTGGAGTTGCAGTTGGCGGAACAGCTGGTCAGGTTCTTTCCAAGGTAAGTGCCACGGACTACGACACAACATGGTCTTCTAACGTATCTTCCATTACTGGAACATCCAACCAGGTTACTGCCAGTGCCAGCACAGGCGCAGTGACCCTAAGCCTTCCACAATCTATTGCCACAACGAGCAACGTTACCTTTAACACAATTACTGCAACAGGGCTAGTAACAGGGACCGTTGGCCACCTTAACCTAATGACTGGCGCCATCGCAACAAACACAGGCCAGGCACTTGGCACTACTGACTCATCATCTTCAACAGTTATTGCATGGGACAGCCTTCTTACATACGGGCCAACTGGGGGAAAGATTACCTACTCGGCCGGTGTGTTAACCGTTCCGTTTGAAGGTATCTACCAGATCAACGCCTCACTAAAAGTTGCAGCAGGAACACAGGGAAAGCACATCCAGCTATACGTTGCCGACGGAGCATCAAATGCATATACCAGAAGGGCTGAGGCAACTTTGCAAAACTACACGAACACGACTAGGGACTTCCTAAATTTGTCCTGCGCATATTTTATGGCTGCAGGAGAGACGTTCAAGATCACTGGGTTTGTTAGCGCAACTGTTAGCGGAGATGAAATTTTAACCGACACGGCCAACAGGCTCAGTGTTGTTTACCTGGGTGATGGATCGTAAAATGACTAGAGGTAACGTTGACCAGATCCTTGAGCGACTAGACCGCATTGAGGTCGATCTTGCCGAGATCAAGGTAGAGCTTGCGGAGACCCGCGGAGCTTATAGGTTGGCGAAGTTCGTTATTGCACTACTCGGAGTAAGCGGACTTGGGGGGCTACTGGCCTGGATGAATGGTGGGAGATAATGAGTAAACTAAAGATCGTAACCCAGACCGACAACATCGAGAAGGGTGGCTGGATGGACGACTGCGCACCTGCCGCGCTTATGGCTGCGGCCAACTTTCTTACCGGCTCTAAGTACAACTCTTTCGACGGCGTAAAGTTTCTTACCAAGGTAGGTAGGAAGGACATTGAGGGGCAGGGTACGCCCACATCACTCCTACAGCTAGTGAAGGCAGCGCCGCTTGTCGGCTTAAAGCCTAAGTACGCTAAGTCATGGGATGAAGTGGTTGCCGCACTTAAGGCTGGCGCTATCGTCGGCATCAACGTGCAGCAGGCAAAGGGCTACCCTGCAACCGTCCCCATGAGCGCATGGCACAAGTCGCATCAAAAGAGAAACCCGGGGAAGACGTACGGTCACATGACGTGCGCAGCATTGAGCGAAGGGAAAGTACAATGGGCAGACCCAACTATGAGTGGCAAGGGAAAAGAAGCGTATGCAGTTGTGGTCTCTCTTGCGGACCTGAAGGCTATTGCGGCATCAAAGGGGGAGGCACCCCACAAGCGCTGCCTGATCTTCACGGCAGTCCCGAAGAAGTTATCCGCACCTGCCCCAATTGCGGATCTTCGCTCACAGATCGTGCCTGTAAGCTCATCTGCCCTTGTGGCTACTACGCAAGCTGCTCGGACTACCTCTAAAGCGCCCGTACAGGCGGATTTGCGCCACCAGGAGCGTCCAAAAGACTACCCAAGCGTAAAGACGCCATCCCAGCTAGTAGACACCGTTTTGGCCCTTAAAGTCGCCCGGGCCATAGTCGGCAAGATTGAGGTGGCTAAAGGAGATAACACGATGAAAGATCAGATCATTGCGGCAACCCTGGACGCGGTCCAGGCAGCCCTATCTACCGCTATTGCGGTATTCCTTGGTCTTGGAGTAAGTATCTTTGACCTTAACGGTGACGGCGTAAAGGCCGTTGCGGCATCAGCAATCAGCGCAGCTCTTCTAGTGCTGCAGCGATGGCTGGACGAGGACAACACTAGGTATGGACGAACTCGCTAAGGCTCCTGTGCTGGCGCAGTGCGCCGCGTGCAGAAGCCCATTTGCCGAGCAGATCACTGAGCGGATGCGCCGCGGGTCTCCGGACACGCAGATCTCTAAGTGGCTAAAGGATAACGATGCCTACATTTCGCGCATCACTCTAGGTATGCACAAGCGAGAGCACCTAACAGACGAGTTTCAAACTGCAAAGAAGAGAGCAGTAACAGCTTTCAAAAAGCAGCAAGGAACAATTAAGACAAAGGGAGACCTTGCCCAGCTGGTTAGGGACCAAGTCATGCGCATGGTTGACGACGGGGTGCTCATGCCAACGCTCACAGAGGGCCTTAGGGCTCAAGAGATGATTGACCGTCGCGTAGAGAAGTCTGCAGATAGAGACCTCGCGGTATCACTGGCCAGCATCCTTGGTGGTGGTCCGATAATCGAAATGATTGAAATGCATGCGGAGGAGATTACAGATGGCAAAGACGCCAGCTTGGACGCGTAAAGAAGGGAAGAACCCTAAGGGCGGACTTAACGCCAAGGGCCGAGCTTCCTACAAGGGCGGAACTCTCAAGGCTCCAGTAAAATCCGGGGACAATCCACGTCGTGCTTCTTTCTTGGCCCGTATGGGTAACATGCGGGGGCCGGAGCGAGACGAGAAGGGCCGTCCTACTCGCCTGCTCCTTAGCCTTCAGGCATGGGGAGCTAGCAGCAAATCCGACGCCAAGAAGAAGGCCGCTGCTATTAGTTCAAGAAACAAAGCTTGAAAGTCACCAGCCAGGCAGCTGCAGATCTAACCAGGGGCAGGACCGACCCTGTCTTCTTCGCTGAGCGCTGGCTAGGGATTGAGCTCCACCCAGGGCAAATTGAATGGATTCAGGGTATGGCAGCCAGAGACGAGTCTGGCTGGAGGCCTAAGTACCTTACAACAGTATGCTCCGCTGGCAACCGTGCCGGCAAGACGCTTGGAATGGCTGTGGCAGTGTTCCACAGCGCGTTCTACAAGCTGGGGGTTAAGCCAACCGACGGGACCGCCCAAGACGCGATGCGATGGCAGAACTCTCCGTACGAGTGGTACCACGTGGGGATTCAGCAAGAGACAGCGGAGCTGGTGCACCGCGAAATCTCGATGATTCTAGAGGGCGGTCACCCGGCACAGAGAGGCCGGGGCTGCCCCCTAATCTCAGAGATGGGTCGGGTCATTGACCACACCAAGAAGTACCGCGGTGAATACCTGTGGATTCAGTTCCACCCACTAGTCGGAGGGGCCAACATCCACTTTAGGACTACCCAAGAGAAGGCGAAGGCGCTCCTAGGCAAGGACATGAACGGCATCTCGTTTGACGAGGCTGCCTTTGAGCCTCACCTTATGCAGATCTACCAGGAGGTTCTGAACCTACGGCGCCTGTCAACGGGTGGGCAGCTCCACTTCATTGGAACCCCTACCGAGGGTATCAACGACTACGCAGACCTGTGGGAGATGGGCAACACTGCCAACCAAGACAGGGACCCCCAGGTCTTTAGCTTCAGGCTTTCTACCCGTGGCAACGTTGGGTTTGGTCTAGCTGCTGACACATTTGATGCCATCCTCAGGCAGCAGACAGAATACCTGATTCCACAGAACATTGACGGCTTCTTTATTGAAGCAAGCAACGCATACTTCAGCTCAATCTCCGTTGACTCCTGTTTCGTGGACAGTCTACCCTCAGAGCAGCCACCGGCCGCCAAGCGCAAGTACGTACAGGGATGCGACCCAGGCCTCCTTAGTGATAGTACCTGGGCCATCACACTTGACAATACTGTGAAAGATGCTATAATAGGAGTGCGAGCGAGGACGAGAACAGGAAAACAAACAATACAAGCAGTAGTGAACATGGTTCGTGAAGGACATCTTCTCTACAATCAAGATTCAAACTGTACAACGATCTTAGATGAGACAGGGTTCGGTGGCAAGATGTTCAAGCAAGAATTCAGCATCATCAAGCCACTAAGGGGATATGACTTTGGCGGGACTAAAGCAAAGAAGCTTGAGCTCCTGTCTGACCTAAAAGCAACAATGGACAAGAAGATGATTAGCTTCCCAAGGACTGGCATCTGGATGCAGCTTCGCCGCCAGCTATTGGCGTACAAGCTGGACGACAAGAAGCTGGAGCAGGACGCTGTTATGGCTCTGGCAGTAGCCGTTCGACATGCCCTCAGAAATCAACACACCTATGTAGAAAATCCGGTGTTCACATATTTTGGAGGTTCTGATTAATGGCAAAGCAACAGTATAAACTGCCAGACGCCGACCAGCACGCTTTGACTATGGCGTCTAGCGCCTTGTCCCTTAAGGACATTGATCCGGCAAGCGACGAGAACTACGCCATCCTCAAGGATGCCTACACTAAGAAGCATATGCAGGAGCCTGAGCAGGCCCGACTTCGATCAACATTCCGTAGATTTGACCACTTCTACTACCCTAATACGCTCACGCTCGGCGGTGCCGATCACTGGGCGGAGGACCCGTCAGCTCGCACTGCCGGGCGTGCTCACGTTTCCGTTAACGTACATCCAGCATATGTGAACATTCCATCATCCTTGCAGGCAGTGCCTCCGGTAGTTAACTACGTACCTACCACAATGGACAAGGAGGGTCGCTCGCAGGCTGCCCGACGAGAGCGGCTATACTTTGCCTGGTCAGAGGCAAACGAGCTTGACGTACGCCTAGAGGAGGCTTGTCTCTACAAGAGCCTTTACGGTCATACCGCAGCTAAGATTACCTGGGATGGGGTGGCTGGCCTACCTAAGGTAACCATCATTGACACCCCAGAGAATC